TTCTTCAAGCGCGGGCGCACCTGGTTCTTGCGGTAGGATTTTTGAGGCGATTCGAGAGCGGCCTTCTCGGCTTGCGAGAAGAAACCCAACTGGTCAACGCGGGGAATGGCGAAGCGTATGTCGCCCCCCCGCTGTGCCTCAAGGGCTTCGGCTTCGGTCATGCCTACCCCGGACGCCTCTTCAGCAGTAGGGGGACGCTGGCCGTAGGCTCCGGTGTTGCCCGTGGCGGATTTGATCTGGTCGGGGGAGAAGGCAACATAGCTCCACCCGCCTTCCGTGAGGATTCCGTCACCGGGATACTTGATCCCGTCAAAGCCGCGTTCTTCTAGGAGCCTTCGGGTTTGGATTTCTACCACCAACCCGGTGCCCTCAAAGTTCCGCTTCGCGTCTAGGTACTCTTGGAGGGATGCCGGGTTCTGAATCGACAGATAAACGGCGAGGCCTCGCGGAGCGGCACCCACCTGGCCGCCCACTTTCTGCGCGACGGACTTGGCGCTCCACTCCCCGGTGGCCTTTTCCGATCCAGCGAACCAGCGGAAATGCACGGGCACGGTGTCGATCCCGGCGAGCTTCGCGGCTCGCACGCGATGGTTTCCCTCGGCAATAGTGGCCCGACCGTCGAGAGGCACCCATACGAGCAGGGGCTCGTCACCCTTGTACCCGACAGCCCTCATCTCCTCGGCCAGTTCGAGCACGCGCTCGTCGCCGTCCAGAATGTGGTTATGCTCGTCAGCTTGCCCAGGAAGGCGCAGGAGATCGTCAACCGCGATGGGCGCGTCGACCGTTTGGGCAGTCACCGTCCCGCGTTTCTTCCCTGCGCGGGCTTTCGCCTGCTCATGCTCCAACCACGCACCACCGGGGTTGTTGGAGCGGTAGCCGTAGGGCGCAAGCACCCGCTTGGCATCCGGGTCCCATTGTTGAGCGTAAATGTTCGCAACGGCGGGGTCGGCGGAGAAGTGGAAGCCGTGACCAAAACCAACCCTGACAAGGGCCCTTCGGGCAAACTCGGTGAAGGTCCGCCCCGTCCCATGATAAACCACCAGCGGCTTCCCCTCCGCATCCACCACCCCGTCCCCGAACCATGCTTGGAACTCTGGTGAACCTACGGGGGGAGCAGGAGCAGCGAAGCGGGGGCGAGCCTTGAACTCCCCCGGAAGCGGCTGCGTCTCCACAGTCACGGTGGCTCCATCACGACTCCTGTCGTAGTCCACGAAGAAGCCCCCCGACTGTTTGGCGGCACTCGCCGCCTTGGTGGACATATCCTTGTTGCGGAGCCCAATGATCATGCCCTTCTTGCGCCCTTTCCTCTGACGCGCCTTCGGGTCCAAAAACCGAGTGTCGTATGTGTCGCCGTCATGGACCCGATAAATCTCTCCCGTCTCCTCGTCCTTTAGTCGCGCCGGGAGTTGGGTGCGGTCATATCTATCGCCCTCTCCCGCTCCCTTGGCGGAGAAGCCCATGGCAACATTGTATCCCCGATCCAGCATACTCCGCACAAACCGCCAGTTGTTCGGGTGATCGTGCCCGACGCGCTCACCGCCGGGCAGAGTCTGCGCGAGCCCGTCCGACGAGTAGGTCAGGTGATGGTTCGGCGCTATGGGCATACCGCGAAGTTTCGTGTAGTCGTAGAAGGTGGTGCCGGGGTGCGCCTCCATCAGAGACCGGAAGACCTTGGGGGGGATGTCCGAGGTCACATTGATACGAACCGCGCTTATCACCTTCTCTCCCTTGGCCGCCGCCTCCATCTTAGAAATCTCATGGTGCAGCCGAATGATGAATGCCTCGGGACTGAGGACCATGGCCTCGGACTTCTGGTACTGGGACATTCTCGCTCCGCGCCGATCCGACCCCCTCCCTCCGTGGGTCCAGTTATCGCCAGCCGTGTGCCCGAGACAGACTGCCATGCAGTTGGCGCTGAGTTCGCAAAGGTTGATGTCATCCCCTAGCTGTTGAGCAGCCGCAAGGCCGACGCCAGCAGATTTGATCCCCTTGGCCCACTTGGGGAGCTTGAGACCAATGGCCCCAGCCTTGCTCTTGAGGAGCTTGCGGTTGCCCGTGAGTAGGGTTGTGACATTGTGCTCTTGCTTGAGGTGCTTATTGACCTCTGAAAGCCGCGCCCGCTGCTCCTTGGGGGACAGGGCGAGATATTCGTCCAGCGCCTGCGCGAAGCTCTCGCGTAGCCGCTTCCATGTGAACTTTGGGTCCACAGAGACACTTCTGAAATACCTCAGACCATGGGTTGCCACCTGGCGAGCATAGGGGTTGCCGGTCTCCATCTTGCGGGAGAACGCTCGCCCCTCTTTGGTGGCGATGAAGAAGAGCTTGCTGTTTTCCGTTCCCTCAATCTCGCGCTCCAGGTGCAAGTCGTGCGGGTCCACCATGAGCCGCACCACAGAGCGTTGGCTGTTCGGCCCGTACACCGCCTTTGCGGAAGAGTCGTTCGAGACATATACGCGACCCCCTGGCGGGGAGGGGATCTCCTTGGCACGCCCAATAGCCCGCGCCAGGCTCCGTGTAGTGAAGTAGTAAACGGTAACAGTCCCGTCCTTATTGAGGGGAAGGCCCCAGATCGAGTCCACCCCGTAATTGCCCTGCTCTGGGCGTTTGGCCGCGAAACGGTAGTCTGGCTCTGGCGCGAGCGGGACCGGGCGAGGGCCTGCCTCCGCGTACTGACGAATGTTGTACTTCTTGGCAAGGAACTCATCGCGCTCCTCAAAGGAAGCGTCAGGCGCGGGAGCGTTGGCGCTGCCCCTGGGGGCGGCGAAGCGGCTCGTAACAGAGCGCACGGCCCCCTCTGGGCTGTCAGCGATCACGCCAGCAAACATTCCGGCTTGACCGCCAGAGATGTCTGCTACCTGATGCGCGAGTGATTTCATGCGCTCCGCCCACGCCTTCTGGCCGTCCCGAACGAATGCCCCTAGAAGGTCCAGGGCAACCTCATCATCTTTCCAGGGCTCCTGAATGAGGGTCTGCTGACCGAGGAAGTCCTCGTAGGCCAGACCGCTGCCCCGGTAGGCTTTGGCTCCGTCCGCCATGTTTCCCAGGTGCTCCGAAAACACGGGCCACCCGGAGCGGAGGCCAATAAGCGAGGGGAGCGAACGAATGAGTTTCTGCCGCGCAGACGGGGCCATCTCTGCAACGCGCCTGACATCTGGCAGGGCCGCCCCGAGAAGCGTCTGCTCTACCATGTCTCGACCAGCCTTGGTCAAAAGACCGCGCTCCTCAAGTGCGGAGGTGATATCGGCCTCGGTAAATGCCCCCACAGAGCGGAGTTCAGATAGTAGGGCCTTCGTGCGGCTGGGGTTGTTAAGCACCTCCCCGAGCGTATCGTCGCCAAGGAGCGTAGAAATGCGGCCAGCCGAGTCTGCCGTGATCTTTGAGCCCCTCGAAACCGCGTCCGTAACCGGCGAACGGGCTGTGGTCAGGGCAGCGTTGAGTTCCCGCGAGAGGCTTCCCGGCTCCCCCACCTCGGGCGCCTGAACCTCACGCACCACTACTGGGTTTTTGATTCCCTTTGAGTCCGCACCCATGCGCTTCGCAAAGGCCCGGGCACTACGGCGGAAGGAGTCCGCTGGCTTGCCGCCCGCGCCGTAGGCAAGCTGCATCGCCATAGTCCTCGCGTTGCCGCCCAAAACCACCCCAGTTGGCGTAACTATGGGGGGGCCGTCAACCGGGCTGGGGGTGTCGCTGAATATCAAGCGGGGCTTCGGGCTCCCTGCAATCTTCTCCACGGTGGCCCTTGAGGCTCTGCCCTCGGTGGGATCGTCATAGGGCCGCTCGTTGATGTCAGCGCCCGGGTTCGGCCGGAAGCCCCTACGGGCGTCGTGGGTAGGTAGAACATCGTCGGCGTCTACCACCCTGTAGACAACTGGAAGAGACCGCCCACTAGCAAGCTCAAGCGTTGCGCTATCCCCCGTGGGCCCTGCTCTATACCGGACGGTCCTTTCCTGTTCAGCGTCCGCCTGCTCCTTGCTTATGCCAAGCTCGGCCTTCTTCTTCTTGCGCGGGGCCTTCTTCTTCTTGCGCGGGGCCTTCTTCTTCTTGCGCGGGGCCTTCTCATCATCATCATCGGGGGCCTCGGGCTCTTCAGCTTCTCGGGCCGACGCCTCTTTCGGCAACTCTTTCGGGGTAGGCGCCTCCCATGCTCTCATCTCGCCATCGGGTGAAATAACCCCGGCGGGGCCCCCATCCTTATCTGTGACCCCTATGCGAGTGGCCCCCACATCCATATCAGGGAAGGTTTTTTGGAGTCGCGCCATAACGGCAGCGGCCGCCTTTATAGCCCCCTCCTCGGTGCCATCGTAGGGCTCTACCTCGGCCCCCAGATATACACCCTCCGAGTCATAGGCGCCGCCTATGACGGAGAGAGGGGACATTTCTACGCCGGGCGCCGCCGCTCCTTCGCCATCGGGCGGGCCCGAGGCCCCAAACGATGCGGGCCCCCGGGCTGTAAGCTCCTGGGCTGTAAGGACCCCTCCCATATCGACGCCAAGCATTGTGTCCAGCGCCTCACCCATCAAGATGGCGCCAAGAAGGTGCTCCCTGGCCGTGCCCTTGGTTTTAAGGCGACGGTCTAGTTCTGCCAGGCGCTTCTCCTGCGTGCTTCTCAGGTGAAGCCCAAGGTTCCCTAGACCAGCTTTCAGCCAGTCAGAGATTTTCTCTAGGGCGCTCCTCTGGTTTCCCCAAATGTTTGCTAGATACTGGCGCCCTTCTGGTGTTACAGACAGCCAAATAAGTTTAGCCCGCTCTTCGCCGTAACGCGCCGCGCCCTCAGACACCTTCCCCGCCTCGTCAAGCGCAGTCTCGGGCATGGCCTCGCCCAAGTCCTTTATGTAATCCTCTTTGAACCTCTCCAGGCTTTCACGGTCCTCCGCTGAAAGATCCTCATAGAGCTGCTTGAAAACCTCCGGGTTAGTTTCCTCAAGGTTGTGTAAAAGCTCATGCGTCAGAATGGCCTCTTGGCCAGCGGGGGCGTTCACATCAACAATGGCGAGCCCGGGGCGAACGAACTTGCCAGAAAGAGGTAGTGGCTTGCCGTCAAGTGACTGGACATAGACAACCTGAACGCCGCGCCTAGAAATGTTGGTGTCCTTGGGGCCGTCTACAATCTCGATCTCTGGAGCCCCCTCGTCACGACTTGCGGCAGAATCGGCTAGGTTTTTGGAAAACTCCGCTGTGGCTTCATTCACCTCTTCTTCGCCAGCGGGCTGCGGAAGCGTTGTGGAGCGCCTGTAGCCCCGGCTCTCGATATCAACATCTGGGCCAGGAGAGGCCAGGGCTTGCAAGCCCGCCGAAGCACCGCCCGGAACGCTGAACGCAATCAACTCCGCAGCCATCTGCTTTGTGCCAGGGAATGCGTTGTGGATAATTCCACCAGGCTCTACACCAGCGGCGCCACGCATGGCGCCACCAAGGCGCTCCTCAAGAAACTCCCCAACCGGGCCGTGCCAGCCGCCTTTCTCGGCCACGGTCTTGAGCAGCCTGCCCATCTCGCCCGGGTATTTGACAGACCACCATTTAGCTACCTGGCCCTGCATGGCCGTAAGGGCAGCGTGCCCCGGAATCTTGGAGGCGACCTGTCCGCCCACGGTCATTAGCGCATCGCCAGACCGCTCGGAGAACAACTCAATAAACTCGTCTTGAGCGGCAACTGGGAAAGACTCCCAGAAGTCACCAACGGTTGAGTTGAAGGTGATAGCCAAGCGCCCAGCATCATCTTCGCTTAGGTTCATCTCAGGAAGGGCTCTACGCCACGCGCCAGCCGTGACCCGAGACCCACCAAAAAGCTCACCAACGGCCGTCATTGCCACCCCTTGACCAACCGTGTTGACTGCGGCGGCGCCAATGCCACGGGCTGCCACCGCAGTAAAGCCCCCAACGGACCTCTTCTGCATCTGCCTTTTGAGAAGGCGCACCCCACCCTTTCGGGCTGCGGACTCGATGGCTTCGCGCAGACCCCGGCTCGCCACAGAAAGGCCCATCTTCTTTCCGGCGGTCCAAAGGCCACCAGAAAGCCAAAACTCTGCCGCAAACCCAGGGAGGTCAGTCAGAATGGAACCCACAAGGTAGCCGATGCCCTCCTCGCGCTGGCCCTCAGAGAGAAAGGCCAGAACAAGCTCCTCGTCATCCTTTGTCTGCTCGCCGTTCTCCATGCGAGAGGCAGCCGACCATAGAGACGAATACTTCTCCGCCGTTACAGCGCCGCCCACGAAAGGGAGCTTCTCTTTCCATTTGCCCCCCTGAAAAGTCTCGTCCACCGCGTCCCAGAAGCCCAAAGGCTCACCTTCTGCGGATTCCCGCATAAGGGCGCGGGCCCTAGAGATTGCGCCCTCTTGCTCCTGCGGCTGCGTCTGCGGCTGCGGCTGCGTCTGCGGCTGCGTCTGCGGCTGCGTCTGCGGCTGCGGAGGGGAACCGTCGCGCATCAGCCGCCGCGCACGGGCAACCGGGGACTCTTCCCGAACAAGAGGATCGCGCAGCATGGGTCAGGCGGGGCGCCCGCCCCCTGCCTCGGCCCCCTTCTTGTCCTCGACATTCTTCTTCTTGGCCGACTTCTTCTTGGCCGACTTCTTCTTGGCCGACTTCTTCTTGGCCGACTTCTTCTTGGCCGACTTCTTCTTGGCCGACTCTGCCTGGAGCTTGGCAGCAGCGTCTCTGATGGGGCGGCGCCTGGCGTCCTCGTCCCTGGCGTCCTTGTCCTCTCTGTAAGACTTCTTGACAGATTCCAAATCCCCCTTAACCCTTCGCATTTCCTTACCAAGGGCCTCTAGTTTTTTCGGCAAGACCCCGGTGGCCAGTTCCTTTGAAACACGGTCCCTCAGGGCCGTTTTGGCAGCTTTGCGTTCCCATTGAGGTAGCATCTGAATCCGCTCTTTTTCCTTCGCTTCGAGTTCTTGGCGCAGCGCATCCCGCTCCGCCCCCGCCTTAGCCTTTGTTTTTGAGTGGATCGCCTCCAAGTCGCGGACTTCTTTTGTCAAGCGCAACAGCTTGGATAGGTGTTTAGAGGCGGGCGGCTCCGCCCCGATCTTGTCCCGCACCTCCTCAGTTGAATACCCCAGACCCTCGTAGTGGCTTTTATCTAACTTCCAGACGGTATGTTTCTTGTCCTGCCTGGATAGCCCACCAATCACGCCGCTACGGTTCCCAACCCAGATTGACTCCCTCTCTTTCATCCAAGCGCCTTTTCCCTCTTGAAGATTGCGGCCGCTATACTGGGGCAGTTGTTCCAGAACATCCCCAAGGGGAAGGGTGATGTCGTGCTCGGACATCAGCGCCTCAAGGCCAGCCTGGTACTGCTCATCGCTCTCGCCCAACTCCTCCAGCGCATACGCCGCGTCTGTGAACGCTTTTGGCAGCGGATCGTTGGCTCGATCTCCTTCTCCGAGAACCCGAATCCCCTCGTCAATAGAAGTTAGGCGGGCAACCGACGAGGAGGCACCGGCATTCGGGGTGCTTGAAGACGGCGCTCCACCAGGGGGAGGCATCTTCCTCCCAGAGGGAAAAGGCGCTTGGATGAAAGAGAGGGAGTCAAATGGAAGCGGCTGATCTTGTGGCGCTCCGGCAATAGGAGCGGTCTGGGGATCTCCCACCCGGTTGGTGCGTAAAAGCCCCTGGGATTCAAGGGAGCCGGGGGCTCCGCCCCGAGTTTTTGTGACCCGGTTGACAGTCCACGCTGCTATCGCGTTGGTGCCCGCCGGGCCAATGCCAGCCATAGTCCGCGCCGTCACCGCGTCCATCCCCTCCTCACCGGCGACATACCGAAGTATTATGTTTTCAATCCACTCAAGCTCTTCTTCTTTAGGACCAAGAACGCCCCCATCAGCAAAAAGCTGTGCGCGTTGGCCGTTGAGGGCCTCAAGAGTTTGCTGCGTCTCCTCCTGCTGCCACCCGCTGTTTAGGATAAGGCTTGAAAGGCTGTCTATGGTTGCGTTGACGGGGCCAGGTTCCTTGAAGCCATCCTCAACAGCCTCGATCTCTTCTTCGATATCACGGAGGAGGGACTCTACTTTCTCCTGCGACATACCCCCGTTGTCCCAAAACCCCCCCTCCTGAGACATCAGCGCAAGGCGCCCCCGAAGGTGTTGCAGGTCAGTTCGGAGGGACTCGGTTTGGCGATCATGCTGGATTTCGTCCGACCATTCATTTTGCAACTCTGCGGGCAGCCTCATAAAGAGGTCTGCCTGGTCATCGGTCAAGCCGATCTTTTCTCGTTGCCCCCCCGCTATCCTGGTATTTCCTGAGTCAAGCTCTTTTAGGTTTTCAACAAGCGGGATCTTCCAGGCGTCACCCATCTCATTATTTGGATCGACCCGGAGCTTCAAAAGTCTGTACTCGTTAGAGGCTTTCCGCTGGCTCTCTTGCAGATCTGCCGCATCGGAAAGAATACGGGTCTTTAGGCGACTCTCTTGCTCTTTGGCCCGGGCAGACCGAAGAGCAGCTCGCTCCTTGAGACCCTCGGCCATGCCAGAAAAACCAAAGGCCAACCCCTGCCCAAGCGCAGCAGAGCCAGCTCCATGCTCAATTATTGACGCCATGTTATTGCCACGGCGGGCCAGGCCAGACTTGATCGCCTTCGCCTTCGCCTTCGTCTGGTCCTGGTCCCGGCGCCGAGTTCATCATCAAAAGTTTTGCCAAGGAGCCCCCGGCGGCACCCCACGCCCCGCCAACATTGCCCGCCTGGTGGGTCACGGAGCCCTCTATGCCAACAGCTTGCTGGCTTCCCATCGAGTACAGACTCATTTTAGCCATGTGCCCCTGCATTAGCGTCTTGGCTCGATCACGGAAGAGCTGGGAGTGGAGCGAGGCCAGAGACTCATCTACCGCAGAAAGATTTAGGTTTGTGTCCGACCGAACCGCCCTTTTTGCGTTCAGGGCCCGAGTCGAATTGTACATACCACGGTTGGCCGCTTCAGCATCGGCCCGGCCCAGAACAGCCGTCTCTCTTCGCAGAATACGGCGGCGAGCCCCCTGCCCAATCACGCCGAGGGACTTTGTTGCCTGAGCAAACCCCTTTTCGGCCTCGCGTATGCCCTGCCCGGCAGCGCCCTCGCCTTTGCCAATCCATAGACGCATTTGCTCCCGGGCTCGCTCCTGTGCCGCCAGGTTGGCGGCGTTTGCCGCAGAGGTCGCCTTCTTTTGCTCGCTGGCGCCATACGCGCTCGATGCTGTCGAAACCGCTAATGCTGCTGCTGCCCACGCCATAATCAAAGCTCCTTGGAGTAAAGGTGTTCAAAGGGACGGTAGCCTCGGGACTCGTAAAGTCGGCCCATGGCCTCATGGCGCAGACCGTGAAGGGTGCCCATCAAGAGGTACTCGGCTCCGCGAGCTTGTGCCTCTTCCTCAAAGGCCACAAGAAGGTCTTTTGCGGGAGCGCCTCGGTGGCTCTCGTCAACCCACCAGAACAACTCATGCACCGTTGGAAGACTCGTATAGGGCGCCTCGCAATCCAGGCCGCCCACCAATCCTACCGGAGCCCCGTCCAGCCGGAGTATCAAAATAAAGCCCGCCTCCGCGTCAATAGCCCTGCCCCAAAACTCTTCAAATATGTTGAAGTCAAACTCCCCGGGCAGTCCAGACAGCCGGAAGAAGTCCTCTGTAAGCCGCTTGACGCCTTCGGAATCCTCCGGCTCTATGTTGTGGATTGAGTAGGTCAAAGGCGTCTAGGCAGGACAATTCCCGCTACGGCCAGGGCGTCAAGAAGGGCCTCATGGGCATCAAGGAGGCTTTGGGTCGAAGCGACCAAGGCGTTGTGAGATTCCACCAAGGCGGCGTGGCGCTCGCCAGAGGTCTCCTCAAAGTTCTCGGTGTAGTGGCCGGGGGCGAGGGCCTCGACCGCAACGAGCCGGGCCGGATTCAGCCCAACCCGGCCCCTATTGTCCACGCGGAGCGTCCTGTGATACGCCAGGGGCGTGTTTTGCGCCGTGTCCGCGTTCCGCCGGGCCCGTGGGTCTGCCGCCCCAAGGCTCTGTGATACCCGGCCCGTACCAACAGGGGTGTTCTTTATCGGCATCAGAACATCCTACGCCTTCTGCCGGCCCGACGCGCCTGAATTGCCAAAGTCTCCAAGGACCAGGACTCCCCCTCGGACCCGTTGAGAAGCCTTATCCAGATGTGATTGCCAACTGCCCTGGCCATGGTGTATCCGGTGTAGCCAGGAGTGATCTCTTCCTCGAAGACAGGCTCGGAGCCCCCCGCGAAGTCGGCAACCTCGTCAACAAATAGCTGGACGGTGCATCCCTGATACTCAGACGCCAGGACCACCTCCAGGTGAGAAAAAGCCATGCGGCCAGCTTGCTCGCCCATGTTGAAGGGGCCCAAAACAACACTAGAGACGATCCGGTGCCCACCATCGTTTAGCGCCAGGGCGTCCTCATAGCGAATATAGCCGTCCTCACATCCAATAACCACCATCCTGTCTGCGGGATCATCCCCGTCGAAAACAGTTGCCGAGGTTGGCTGGAGATCCGTGATGGAAAACTCGTCCGTCCACCAAGCGGCTTCCTTCGCGTCCCAAAAATAGTGCTCCACAGTCCGGGCCCCCACTCCTCGGGGAACCTGATACAGATGCAAGCCCTCAAACTCGAAGCTCCAGACCATTCTGACATCGTAAAGGCTCAGGTCGATATTCTGTAATCGCCGCTCAATCCAGCCCAGAGAAATCCTCTCCGCGCCACCTTGTACCGATATTCTCCAAACGCCGCCATTGATCCCCTTGGCGTAAATTGCTCCCGCAGGCCCGATGGCATATGCGTCACCGAAGGCTAGGCCCTCTGATGTCGTTAGATTGTCGAGCTGGCCACCACCACCAGGGTCCCCGGTGAGCCGGGAAATTGACTGGTCTCCCCCAATAATAAGGAGGTCATCCCTGGCAGGAATAAGGCAGTTGACCAGATCATTCTTGCGAAAGTGTAGGTTGCCCGTGCTTGCGCCAGAGAACGCCGACAGAGGCGTCAGAACCACCGGAGAGGTGTCCCACCCGTCAGGGTTGCCCCTCTCCGACATATGAATGTTGTGCGGGTCATCAGCCGTGCGAGACAAAACAATTCGGCCATTCCAAACAACGGCCAGCTTGGCGCCAAACGGAATCTCACCCGCGCCCTCGGCTTTCCAGGGTTCCACCAGGGAGGTCTTCGGATCAAACTGGATGTACTTCTCCCCATCAAGCCCATATATCTTCTGGCGGTAGGAAAACAGCTTCGTGTATGGAGACCCGGCCTGCAAAACACCACGCCCGGTTGTAAAGGCCACCGGATCACGCCCCTTGCGAACGCGGTATAGGTCCCCCCCCGCCGCAGCAACATAAAACGGCTGCCGAGAAGACCCAGCGGCATCAATAATCTGCGTCCGCCCAACTTGCTTTATCTTCTCAAGGTTGAAACTCAGGGGGCTTGAAGAAAGAGACCCGTCCGCCATGGTGTTGGCTAGAGAGGTTATGTAGAGGTGTTCCGGGGTTCCCTCCAGGTCGCTCTCCTCTGGGTAAAGAACAGAACTGGGGCCCAGCGTCACGGCATTCGGGATCTCCGCACCAGACTCTTGCGGAGACCGCCTGGCCCACAAAACCTCACCCGTCAGGGGAGACCTGTATTCCACCCGGGCAAGGCTAGTTTCCGTTTCGGGCCTCACAACCCAATCGTCAATAGTAATGTGGGTCCTCAAAGAACCCCCCTCATCAACAGAACTCCACGACCAGGGGTTGGGCGAAAACCATTGGGGAAAAATCGCCGCGCCCGTCCCGGCCCCAAAGCCCCTGTGAACAAGGCGGAGAGATTGGTTGCGATCCGAAACCCCAGAGTCGATAAACTCCGCCTTGAAAAAATGATCGGGCGTGTTGGGCAGCTCAACGGGGATGTACGGGGTCCCAACCGGGTTGTTGGTTCCAACCACACCAGCTCCGGGGCCGCCGTTGATTGCGGCAACAAGGTTTAGAAACAGTTGTTGCAAAGAGGCCGGGGCCGCAACCTCTCCGGCATTCTCCACAGGGCCGTGTGCCTCAACATCTCGGAATGTGAAAACCCTACCGAGATCTTCTGGGCCGAGGAGGGGGTCTGGGGGGGTGTAAGACCCAGATATCTGATCGCTTGTTCTAAAAACCCTGTCATGGGCGTGGTTCGAAGTATAGGGCGCGGCAGGATGTGGATCATACGATATCGTCATAACGGCGGAGCGGCCCAGTCTCTCCCGAGGCCAATAGAGCCCGCCTGCATCATCGGCAGCCAAGCCCCTAACCGCTGACCCAGCCGAGTTTTCCTCCTCCTCCACCGTCCAGGTGTCCTCCGCCGCCTCATCCACAGACGGCCCCAAGTCGAGGATTTTTTTTGCAACCGTTCGGCTACTTGTAGCGGCATCATGTTGGCCAACTGCAAATACAAACCCGTCTGGCCCAGAAACAACGCCCAAGCCGTGCCCACCCCCAGCAAGCGCCCAGGGGATCTTCCCAGAAACACCTACCTTGCAAAGGATCTCCTTCTCCGAACGAAGAGCGGCGGTCACATCAGCTTGAGCAAGCCCCCCAGACGAAAAAACACCCACCGGCTGAACGGGGTCCGTCACCGCCCCACCGGCTACACCTAGACCAAACGGGTGAACATCGACCAGACCCAAAGCAGGGCTATCTGGCACCGCGCCACCCTTCAACACATTTGGGCAGCCCCACTTGTAGGCCAAGTACCCCTCCATTTTTTCTACCTCGGAGGCCAGGCTTGTGTAGAGAACCGGATCGGTGGCGTATGTCTCCCCCCCCATCCCGATGTCAATATCGGTGTACTGGAAGGCGGTAGTCACCGGAAGGCCGGTGGGTGTGCCTGGGAAAGAGACGGGGACACGGTTCGGTGCGCCCGCGCCAGGAGTTGCTGTATCCCCAAGCACGGTGACAACCTCCAGCAAACTGCCTTCAAAGGGCTCGGCGCCGAGACCAGAGATCCAGAAATGGTCATCCAGAGGGTTGACTTGATGTTCCCCAAAGCCGCTCAACGCCCCCGGGGTAAGGTCTTTCGCCACATTGAATACATCAACATTTCGGCCATTCACCCGAAACATAGACGAAGAGCCAACATTTGTCCCAGAGAATGCGATGCAGATGATCGCAACTCTTTGGTTGTTGGCAAAGTCGGCCGAAGTTAGATCGCATGAGGCAACCTCCGTTCCAAGAGCCCCCACCGCCGCGCCGGATACTCCGGTACGAGCGCCATTCATCCCAATGTAGAGAGACAGGCTGCCCTCTGTAACCGGCGTTGGCGGGGGATCAGCCGCGACTGTCGGCGTGGCGTAGGTTCCGTAACAGTCCGCGATGGCAGCATTCATCACTAGGGCCACCTCAATGCCAGAGGTTGCCCGGTGGTGAAAAATAACGGACTTCTTCGTGTCGTTCAGCCTGTAGCGGATCACCATGAAGGTCGCAAACACGGCCTCCGCGTGGCAGGGAATCGGGTGACCCTGACCAAGCATGACGCCATCATGGTTCGTGTCTCCGTCGCCGTCCGTGTCGGACTTGACCCCATCATTGGGGAGGCCAACGCCGGAATGAAGAACCCCGTTATTTCCTGACTGGCGCTTGCGGCGACGCCCGCCGTACTTGGCGCTCTGCTCTAGGAAGATGTCGTTCTTAGCCGGAAGGTGCGGCTCGAAAACGATAGCGGGCAGGTAGCCCGCGCCATTCTCCCTGTATCGAGGTGGGCTGCTGTCAGCCGTCCTGGCAGCGGTCAACTTCTTCTTTGATCCGTGGAAACATCCCCCAGACTTTTTATGGCTTGTGACGCGAATCAGGGCCGTTGCTCTGAGGGTTCGAGCCTTGGTGTCCGTTGGGGGGAAATACGAACCAGACTGAGCGCCACCGGGAAGTGCTCCAATATCCGGGGAATCCTCTGTGGTCTGCAACCAGCGCCGGTCCAAAACCTCAACCACATCGTCGCCATCTTCCAACTTCCCTGGGAGCGTGTTGGCGTCAACCCAAAAATGGAGGCGCGTACTCATCCCGCTTCCGTTGATGTTTTCCAACTCATGCGGGCTGTAGTCCTCCACAGAGACGAACCACCCCTCTTCCGTTGGCACACGGTTTCTCTGGGTATTGGCCGCAGAGGCCACCAAAACCTCCCCGTTGGGAGTCAGGTCTATTGAGGAGACGGGCCACGGAACTTGGGCCGACGAGAAAAGCGTAGGACTTGTTGCGGTCAACTGGCCTAGAAAATCAAGCTCCTCCGGGGGCCCACCAGAAACGAGGGGAGAAACAAACTTTGAAATGACAAGAAGGCCGCCGCGTACCCGGAAGTCCCGTATTCCGTAAAGACCTAGATGCTGCCATGAGAAGACATACCGAACATCCTTGTCATCCTCGTCCGGGTCGTTCCTCACGAAACGCATAAGCCGAGAGGTCAGCCCGCCAGGATCAGAGGTGGCAACATAGACCGACCCCTGCGAGTCCAGTTCTATCCTTGGCACAGGGGCTTCTCGGCCTGGGACATGAATGGCCGTGGTGCCATCCACCTTCCCGTCTGGGCCAATCTTCTCAAAAAAGCCCGCCGCAGAAAGAACAAAAATGTTGCCAAGAGAATCTACCGCTGCATCAAGAGCCTCTTGCTTGCCTGGAACCTGGTGCCCCCAAACACGCTCGGGTGCGAATCTTCCCGGGCCAGTAAACGAAAACTTAGGAAGATCGGCAACAACAGATGCTAGGGCATCCACCGGGACCCCGCCATCGACCGGCGAAGATGTGAAGTTGCTGTAGCCCGCACGCTGCCCCCCTTGTGCGCGTAGGGTCTTGGAGTTCAAGGTCCGACAGTTGCGGGACCGTGGGGTTGTCTGCGCCAACTGCTTTGCGTGAGCGCGATCTTCGCTCTCCCCATGGGAGGGCCATAGAATCTCGATGCGCTTACCCATCAGCTAGGCTGGTCTATGGCGCTGTCCCACCAGAAGGAGTCCTCATACTTCTGCTGGGCAGCCCCTCCATGTAGCTGACCAATTTCCGGCTGCATCGCCCCGTCATTCTCCTTCATCCGAGAAAGCATAGTGCTGCTTTCCAGCATCTCTAACCGACTCTCCAGGGGCGCTTCGTCCTCCTCTTCAATCGCGCCAGCAAAGATCCGAACCAGACGGCGAATCAGGGGCTCAAGCTCAAAGATAACATTCACGGCTTGCGTGTCCGCGCTCGCGTCGATGCCCACCGGAAGTAGCTTCCTCCGGTAACGCATGACAAAAAGCCCCGTGGTTGAGGTCGTGGCTGGCGTTGGATACAGGCCGAGTCTGTCCTCAAGCCCGCCTCCAACCGCCGGGACGCCGCGCTCAACACAGACATAGTAGCCGCCAACATAGTCCTCGTCATCGTCATCATAGGCCCTGAGCTGTGTCAGGCGGTCAGGAGAAACCCACTTGGCCCAGTTGGTTGTGCCTTCATTGTGGTAGAGGGCCGTGATGTCTCGAACATCGCCAGGCAGCGCGATGTAGCTCTGCCCGGCAACGGTGTCGAGAGTTGACTCGGACACGACCATGGAGTCCCAGGGATGCATCGCATTGAAGTATGCAATGGCCTGGTTGATAATCGTCGCGTGCGTTGTCCACTTGGACGCCCGCTCAGAAGAAACCGCCATCTTGATCTCTTGAACGAGATCGCTTGCTTGTAGCACCACGCAACACTCCCGAAAAATACGGGGCTCCCGGGGGGGGTTACGCCCCCAGAAGCCCCTTGATAGGGCTAAGTTTGACCGTTACGCCAGACCCTGGACGGTTCCGAAACCCTCAATCCCGTTGAAAAGAACGGCGATCTGGCCCGTCGCGCTCGTCATTTGCGTTGCGTTTCTCGCCCGGGCAATCACCTTGACCGTTTCGCCAGCAGGGAGGTCTTCGACATTGGCAAGGCGGTTAAGATCAGACGCCCCGCCAATATAAAGGGCGTCATCGAGATCAATGGCGCCGAGTGCGCCATCAACATTGGCGACCACTAATTCGCCCCTAGTGAGAACGAGGCCAAAGGCGTCATCAGCGATGTCCTCAAGGAGAACGCCATAGCATTTCGTAGAAACATTGCTGCCAGCATCGGTGGCAGCCGGAACCGTTGGTGCCGTCATGTCCACAAAATCGCCGCTCGTTTCACTTGTGAGGGTGGTTGCATCAGTTCCCTCGGGAATCAGCTCCACCACCTCACCAGCGGTAAACGCGGCTCCGTCAGTCGAATTGAGAAGACGAAGAACCGTGCTCCCATCAGGGATGAACCCTTTGAAGGGGGGCGCAATCCCCACGGGGGAAAAAGTTTGGTTGGTACTCATGGGAACGGTTCCTAAATGGTGGCTGTGGGGTAAACAATGCCTTGGCGGCGGAAGTCGCGGCACATATTGTTGTGCCAGGTGTCGCAAGGGATCACATGGTCAGTTGCTTGGTTGGAAGGCGACTTCATGGGAAGTTTGCGGAAATAACGCCGCGAGTGCATAACCTTGTGCAGCCAATCAAAATCAAGGAAGTGGTAGCGCGGGCCATCATTATTGGCCGAGTCCGTGCCCGCCCCAATGTCGAGCGCACTATTGTTGGTGGCGTCATCGAAGGTGCTGTAGGTCGTTTCGGTTCCATAGGCGGCATTTGCCGCCGTGGGATAGATTGGCGCAGTATCAAGAGCCTGAACATACAAAAGCTGGATGCCGTTGAATGTCGGGCCAGGATAGGCCGGGTTTTGCGAACCCATGCGGAACCAGTCTTGGTTCACACGAAGAGACCGCTGGAAGTTGGTAAAGCCCCTCTTCCCGGTAACGCAAACATTGTGGACAGAAGGGGCGTCGCTCATCTCCGCCCCCTCCGGGCCGGGAACCTGCTTGATGCCCGTTTCCAGAATGATGTCATCAAACGCATCAAACAAGTGCGGGGCCGATCCAGAGGTCACACCAATATTTTTGTACTCTGCCCGGGCGTTGTCCCAGGCCGAGAAGGTTTCCTTGTTGATGCCCTGAACCTCTTTGCTTGCCCTGTAACTAGAGTAGAGGCCGTTCAGGGTTCCCGCAGCATTTTGGAGTTCGTTAGAGAACAGCGCGAGGGAGTTGATCTCCTTGCCAGCAGAGTCCTCCATGTCTGCCTTGCTAGGGAGCGCCCAAAACTCGTCTTCCATGCCGTGCGCCATAGAGGTGACAGTCCTCATGTTGATCTTGCGCCGCATATTGACAAACTGTTGGTAGCGGTATTCGCTCTGTAGATCGGGACTCGCGTTGAGTTCGATCTCCTGGTCGTTCCAAGCCATATGGTCAAGAGAAAACCGCCAGTCGATCTCCCAGTTGTCCAATACCTGCGGGTTAGACCAGGTTTGCTTTTGGCCGGGCTTGTAGGTCCGGTAGGTGCTCACATCGCGGATCAAGACATCCCCGCGAATCTTGTTTCCGCCCTGACAGGATTCAAACCCGTCGCGGCCTCGCAACATAAGTTGCAACATATAGCCCTTGCGGGAGAGAAGGTTGTTAATGCCGTTGGCTCCGCCAACATCTGCATCTCCCGTTGCCAGGAGAAAGTCTGTAAAAAGGTCCACTAAAAGACTCCTTGAGTCTAGGGCAAGGCTTTCGCTCTGCTAGTTACCCGAGTACGCCCTCTTCGCTGCCGACAAATTGCCCCCAGTATCCTCATAGGTGGTAAGAAACGCGAAGTCCTTATCCCTCTGCGATCCAGAGGAAGCGGACTGTGTTGGCGATCTACGGGAGGGACGAGGCGGCTGAGAGCGTGCGCCCGGGTGGTTCTCGCTAAATTGAGATGCGGCGGTCGTGCCAAGGGCAAGCTGACAAGCAAGATCCATCTGCTTTTCTGTACGACGATAGAGCGTGTCGCCCTTCTCGTACTCCACAGTCGGAGCAATCTCGCGCATCTTCTTGTAAACCTCGGCGCGGCTCTCCGCGTCCCGCAGTTGGGGGAATCGTCCCTCCATCTGCCTCCCTACCTGGTCAACAACATAGCTCTCAAAACCGGCTCGAAGGGCGGAAAGCTCTTTGCTCACCTCCCCCCTAGCCTGCTTGACAGCAGCGTTGGCGACCGCTGTAAGGGCCTCGGGCAAATCCTCTGGGTCGAGGTCGAGGTCGTAGGGTTCAAGAATGTCAGACAAGTCGAGGGAGCCCTCGGCGGGTTCTGTAGCCCCAAGGCTAGAGTCCGCATCCGTGTATTCATTCGAGTCCTGCGCCTTCATGCGCCCTAATTCGCTGCCAACGCGATCTTGTTCGGCCTGCGTTTCCGCCATAGCCAAACCAGCTTCGAGCACTTGCTCTCCACTCATCGCGTCGATTGTCGTTTTCTTCAAATCACCAGGCAACTGCAATCCGCGATTGAGAGCGGCGAGCGCCTTTTTGTACAAGGGGGACTTCTTCTCGGAGGAACCGGAGGCATGATCGTCTCCCTCAGAGGGTCCGTCCCCGCCCTTGACACCAGGCAAGGGTGTGTCTTTTTGGGTCTCGCCCTTCTTGTCCGCCGCCACCCCTTCACGAAGGGCCGCAGCCACGCGCTCAGAGGAGGTCTCTTCTTGGGGAACATCGCCGCGCAGGGCCTCGGCCAGAGGGATGGAGGGGTCTTCGGAGTAGGCAGCCTCGTTTTCCTGCAACCAAGCGATCCCAGGGTCTTGGGCGTTTGCTTCCCCCGCTTCGGGCGTTTGATCCATGGCCTATATCTACTACCCCTCGAAGTCCGCTTCAAGCCCCTGGTCGGTGCGCTTTTCTGCCCATGTTCGAGCACTCGCCCTGTTTTTCCACCCAGGAACCCCACTAGCGGTATGAAAATCGGCATCCTTCGCAGCCTGCGTCTCACGCCCAATCTGGTAATTCCAGAAAATATCGTCAGTCCTTGGGCTTATTTCTTGGTGCCCAGGCACCCTTCGGAGTACCGCTCCACCCCGAACAACCGTATCCCCAATCTTGGGGGCTCGCCCCATGGGAAAGTTTAGGTCAACATCCAGGCCGGTTTTCTCGTCCACAAACGGGTAGAGAGTCATACCCCCATCTCCGGTCCAAGGCCAGCATTGCCTCCAGGCATCGCCCCCGCTTGCATCATAGGCGTCGGAGGGCCCTGCGCCGTGGGCCTAGCTCCTGCGAAGGATGCCCCCCAGTTCTTTGCGGAGCCCACATCCCTAGAAAGACGGGGCTGCTTGTCTGCCCCACCCTCTTCAAATGGCCCCATCTCAAGGGCCGCCTGGTTGTCCACCAGGCCAGCAAGATCCGGCATTCCAAACACCTGGGCGGCCAAGGTGTCTACCCGGTCCCAATCCAAGAAAGGTAACTGCGCCCGCATGGGCGCCGTCTGCAAGAGCCAGAAGATGCCCTCCTGCGTCTGCGCCCTAACCGCAGCCTCATCGGCACGCTGCATAGAGTACGCCTCAATCTCCAACTCAAGGTCATCAAAGTTAGCGTCAGAGTCCTTGTCGTGTGTGCCGCCATGGAACCAAGGCTCGTCCATCAAGAGATCCTCCGCCGCCTCCTCTCCAAGGGGGAACACAACCCTATCGTCGTGGTAAAGAAACCAGGCCACCTTGCGAAGAACTTGGCTCATGCTTTCTGAAAACTGCTGCTTAAGGAAGTTCACTCGCGTTGAACTCGCCTCGTTTGCGATGGAGTGTTCCGTGGCCGTGCCAACGCCGGTAACATTACCCGACTGCGCTTCGTCCATCGCAGAAATGCGGTTCAACCTGTCGTGGTGGTAGGCCACAGACTTGTATTGGCTGTCCGTAGCTCCGCCCACCTCTACCTCCGCAAACTTTGCCTTGTCAAACCCAGGGATTCCAACAAAGAAGTCATGCTGTGCGCTCTTGAGTTTCAGCGCGGTCTTCTTGTGCTTCTCATCGAACAAAATAACCCGCTTGTGCCGCTCGCTCGAACGAGACAAGGCCCTGGCCTGGCGGTTTAGCTCCCGAATCTGACCCTCTACAGCCACCAGGGGGCTCAAGGGAAGTAGCTTGTTTGGCAGCCGGTACGCGCCGAACAACTGGTAGGGACCAGAGGGCGGGCCATAGTAGGGCTCGGGCTTTTTCACCTCGGCAAAACGCCCCCCCGATGTAGATGAATTGCGTGCATAGGTGAGCAGGGCGCCGTGATACCCCTTGTCGGGCCCGTGCTCCTCGTCAACTTGGTTTCCGGGAACCCACAAGGTCAAAAACTCGATCTCATGCTTCTTTGGGTCCATCGACCGCGCCTTCCTGTCAGGGTCAGACTTGGAAGCAGAACCCCCTTGGGTCCCGGCTGAACCCAGCAAACCCTCAAGAGCCCCTATATTCCAACCTGCTTCCGAGTCCGCCTTGGCCTCGGCCATGATCGACTTCGCCTCCTGATACCAGAGATGGCCCATGTATTCCGCCTCATTCGTGGTAAGGGCCTGCGTGTCGATGATGACTTGGTGTTGCGGAATGCGATAGACAGCGGGCCATAGACTCGTCGGCTTCTCCACTCGAACTGAGCCGTCATCGTCCCATATCCAACGCTCGGTGGTCTTCCCCATGTGCCGGTTCGGGCTTTGACGGACCATCGCCATCCCCCACATATAGCTAAAATCGTAGGCGAGAATCTGACCAACCTCTCTTAGGTTGACATCCCGAACCCACCTGTTGAGCCCGTGCCTAATCGCCTCCGCCGCTTCCATCTGGCTCCCAGGGCGCCTGGTCGTGCAACGGACCCGGGGGTTGTCGTGCATCAAACGAGCGACCATTAGCGTCGTGTAGCTGTGGTAATGGTTCTCCGGGGTATAGGTGCCCGGCCCACTTGACCGAGAATAGTGCGGGCCGCCACCAGCCCGAATCATCCCCTCCAGGGAGAAAAGATGGTCTTCGAGATACTGTTCGTCCGCCTCAATCCGTGAAGGCCAGAGGCCCTTGGTGTCTTTCATGTCTGATTTCCCCACTCGTCGTATTCGCTGGTAACTAGCTCGTCGGCAGCCTCCTCATCCTGATCCCAAACCTCTGCGTGGTCAAGAGCCTCTCCCAAACTCCCCGGGGGGTATCTCATTTCCCTTGTGTCTGTAAAGTCCTTCCCCCACCTCCACCGATCCGCATAGATCATCGCAAAGCAACCATCATCGTCGCATGAAGGATCAGAGTCCTCCTTGTCCGATTGGCCGTCCTTCGTCTTCTTCCAGCGAAAACTGGGAATCTCATCCCGGGTACAGGTAGGCTTCTTCCGCCTGAGAGAAACCTCGCAAGGGCCCTCCTCCATGGCGTCCAGGCACAAGATGATTCTCCCGAGGCCCATGTTGTCGTTGACTTGGTTGAAGCCCGCCAGGCGACTCCCAGGACCCTTCTTGATGCCCACAACCAGAGGGTCCTCGTCGCGGCCAGCCATGGGTCCCAGCTTGTCGTTCAGATAGTCGATTGAACCCTGGTCCTCGGAGTCCGCAGCGATGGATTCCAGGTCCCAGCGGTCCAACTGCCGTTCGATGGCGCCCGCCCACCATTCGATGTTCTTCTCTCGCTTGTATATCTCGGCCACCAGGTACATCTTCTCTCCAATCACACCCCACGCCTGAAAAACCGCCGCGTGCCGGAAACCAAAATCCATGCTCCCAAACATCCAATCAAACCGATACCCCTGAGAGGGGTCGGCACGGTCCCAGAGAAGATCATCTCGAAAGCAAGTCATAGCCCGCCCATCCCAGCACTCCCAAATCTGACCCTCTTCGGACACCCAAAGACCATCACGCAAACGGCCCCGTCGAGCCCCGGTGAGTGCATCCAGGGCGGCCTGGTCTTCCGAGTCATGCGTCGGGTTGTCTGAGTGCTTCGCGCAGATTCTACGCATCTTGCCCGAAGCGGCCCTCTGGTTGAGCCAATGAGTTGCCGCCGCAGGATTGCAGTCCGCAATCAACTGATGCCAAAACAAAGGACGGCCACCAGGGTCAGACCCCATGGGAATACGCTTGTGCCTGGCGCGGGTTGACAGCTTCTCCCACTCGTCCAGCTCGCCCTCCGTTGCCTCGAAGTACACGATGATGTCGTACTGCGTAGACATGATTCTGTCCGGGTTGTCCATCCCGCCAAGGACAATCTCGCAGTCTGTTGGGGCGTAGTAGTAGGTGTCCCGAGTCCCCCGCTTCGCCGTTCCTCTGATGCACGGGTGATCTCCTCCCACCACGCTTTCCTCCCACTCCACAAGAACGGATTGCGTGAGAGACTTCCGTGTTTTGCGAACCCATAGCTGGCGCACACCGCTGAATCTGGGCTCCTCCATCAAAATCCGCATCTTCTCAAGAACCGTTCGGGTCTTGCCCGTGTTCGCTGGGCCCTCGTACAGCACCTCACGCTCAGTCGAGGCAATCAGATCCGTAGCCGCCCCCCTGGCCTCAAACCTCGGCCCTACCACCGGCATCGGAGCTAGATCACACCAAACATGAGCGTGCCTTGGTTGTCATCGTTGCCCACGGACACTAAACGCAGACGAATGTATTTGGCTGGCTTAGGCCGATCACCGCCAGAAAGCAACAATGATGAGGTGACTAAACCATCGGCGCTCAAGATAAGGGCGGTGGTGGGGGTGGTTTGGTGAACATCAACCCAAGGTCCGCCTGTGTTGGTAGCGTGCTGCAAAACAGCCTTTACCTCCGGGGTTCTGCCACTAAGGCCATTCACTCCAAGAATGGCAAATACCAAATTGGCACCACCCCGTTGAAGAACCTGCCCCATGGAGTTCCACTCAAAAGCTGGCGAGAAGGTGTTAGCTTTCATGTGGGCGAGGCTAACAGATGGCGCAATAGCCTGCGGGATGCCGTGCTCGAACAAGAAAGGCACCTATAGCACGCCCCAATGAATCAACCCAGTTGCAGCCGTTGCGGCGGTCAGGCGAAGCCGAATGTAACGCAGCGGCTTCGGGCAATTACCGGCAGAAGAAGAAAAGCTGGTGTAGAAAAAATCGGTGCTACTAGTAATCGTGGTAGCGTTGCTAACATCGGACCAAAAGTGCCCGTCGATGGAGGTCTGTATTACCAAGGTCGGATTGCCGCCCGCCAAGTCAGGGATCGAAAAAATGGCCTTGATCTGGCCCGCAGCCCCCGCCTGCAAAAGTTCTCCGGTCTCGCACCACGCAAACCCGGGAGACACGGTGCCAACGGCGGCAGAGAGGGCTACACATTCGATTGAGGGGCCAAAGACTCCAGGTACTCCAGGCATGATTAGCTTCCTAGTTCTGAGGATGGTGTGAGCAGACCCGAGATTGCCACCTCAACGGCGTGCTTGATGGAGCCTCCGGCCGAAAGGCCGAAGACATACTCCAATCGGTAGACCCGGCCACCCTCAACGAGAGCGGCACCGTCCACCTGGTGCTCAAACGAGTAGCCGATGGCGTCCTTGCGCCACCCCTTCGTGATTTGAAGCGAAGAGAAAAACATCTGATCGACGGGCAGGGTCTCCGTGTGAATCGCGGTGGCCGAGGTTGAGCTGGTTGTGTCAAAGATGTTGAGAAGAATTGTGCTGATGTTGGCTTGAAGTAACGCCGTGCCATCCTCCGTCACGGGCCGTCCGCGAACGGTAATGTCATCCCCCTCAAGGGCAAATATCCTGTGGGTGATGCTCATTGGGCCGTGCTCGTAGTAGTGCTGGTTGGCAACTGTTATCTGCCCGAGGAAGTGGGCCGCAGACGCCTGCCAGTCGGGGAGGGTTCTGCGGCCAAGGCTAGGGGCGGCGGGTCCAGTTCGCAATACCCTGGCCTCGGCAGCCTCGGGGAGAGCCAAGGCCACGGACCTGATGAGACTCTTCGGCCCCCCGTAGATGAGTCCAATGGACAGATTGCTTGATTGAACATCCGTGGCGAGAACGCCCAAAGCAAAGAAACTTCCGCTGCCCGTGTCAACCCCAATAGAAAGCTGGGTGGACTCAAGCTCAAGCCCCAAAGTTGTCCCAGGCACCAGATTTATGGAAATCATGGCGCGGTTTCCACGCCAAAGAGGCCAAAGAGCGGAACTATCGCCGTGAAAGTGGTGCCATCCGGGGTGAACGCCGCATCGAGCAGAGCCACAGGGATTCTGTCCTCAAGGGATGGATCGATGGCGGCGCCAGACAGTTTGAGGTAAATCAACAAGTGGGTTGGAAGGCGGCCTGAAAGCGAAGCAGCAAGGCTAGTCCACACGATGTCATCGAAGTTGAATGTTGCCCTTGTCCCACTATAGGCAGGGGTAATGTTAGTCAGGGTCTCTCGGAAGTGGGTAGGACCAGAAGTGACATACTCGTCCATGGTGGTAAACAGGTCCAAGGACGCCTTGGTTGTCCACTCGGTGTCCGCCGTGGTGTCCGAGGTGAGGAGCATGGCCTGTAGCACTCCGCCCGTGTAAGGGCTCACGCCAGCGGACATGACGGTCATAAGGTCTTTCCAAAACTGAGGGTGTGTGCTGTTGACTGAGACCATGGAGAGGGGAGGCTATGGGTGGTGAAATGGTTTGTGGAGAAAACCTACCACAGGATGGGCTCCTGCACCCCAGGCAATCACACGCCTCGCTCGGGACTCGTAGGTTGGCTGGTCGCCGGGAATGCAGCGAGATACAGCCACGGTGTTGCGTAACGGCCCGTCCTCGACGGCATCCTCTTCCGGGGAGCCAAAGGCCATCCAGAGAAACTTTCGCCCAATGGCTGGAGCCACGGAGTAGTTCAGACTCCAAGAAGCAGCGCCAAACTCCTCCAGGGTGGCCTCGTACCCGGCTGCGCCATAACTCGGCCCAACCGAGAAGAATGATGACTCTGACAGGGATTGACTGTTGGAGGGGGCCGCTCCATCCTCTTCCCGCACGGTACTGGAGTATTGCGCCTTGCTGGTGCCCACCCCAATTCCAAGGCTGCCAGCGTCCGTGTCCCCATCGGAAAGCTCTGTGTCCAGGGTTGTGGCAACGGCCAGCACCGTAGATGGCTGAAACCCCGTGGCAATGGTCTGCACGCCGAGACTGGTTCGCGTGGTGGCAATGCCTGCGGCAAAGCCGCCGCCCCCGTACTCCAGCGCCAGGTATGCGTAGTGGGTGGACCTGGCAGCGAAGGTAGTCTGAGCGCGAAAGCCGAAGCTGGTGTAGTTGTCAATCTTGGCTCCGCTTGAGACCGTGGGTGGTGAATCGAGGTTGGCCTGAACCAGGCTGCCCAGGCTGGTAGACCCCAACAAGGCCGCAACATCCCCGCGAGGACGGAAGTTGCGAAACTGCCCACCCAAGCCCACATTCTCGGATGGCGACAGGTTGGACGCAACCCCCAGGGTGTACCAAAAGTGAGGGCTGCGGGTGTTATTGAACTCTCGATTGGCACCCATGCACAGCACATGGTCGGCTTCAAATCCCACCCCAGTCACAACGGTGCCCCCACCAACTACCGCTGGGGTGGAAAAGTCGCCTACCTTGGCCTGCATATCAGCGCCGTACAGAAAAAGCACGGTCACCAGGTGCGCCACAGGCGGCGCGTCTGTCCAGTCCAGTCTGATCCCGTCTGCCACCCACCCATCGAATACCGCCTTGCCCGCCTGCCCGTTGGTTGCCTGGTCGATGAGTTGCACCAAAGCGTCTGCGCCAGCCCAGTTGTCTGTGTTGGTGGTGTCCTGCCCAGACTCCGACTGCCATGAGACATACCGCTGGGCCGCGCCATCTGTGAACCCCAGCCCCAGGATGGCATCCGGGCGAGCTACCCCGCTGGCGGTTGCCCCCACCACCACCAGAATAGCCGCCTTGGGCGTGCCCACCCCTGCGGCCGTGATCGTCTGCGTGCCGGGTGCCGTGGGCGCGGCCACCCGAACCGCCGCCGAGTACAGGTACGCCAACCCCGCCTCACGCGGTCTCTGTGGAGGATGCGTACAGGGTTGCTGGCCCAGCGATCAACTTGGTGGGCGCACCCGCAGTATCCATACCCATGATGTCATAGTGTACTGCACGCGAAACCCCGGAGAGCACCAGGTCATTGCTCAGAAGCGAGTAGGCGATGGAGAGAGTGAGACCACGGGTGCCCGTGCCTCCATCGAGAGTGGTCGCGCCGCCAGACCAGGCCCCGTTGCTGAGAGTTTCCGCGATCCCAACATTGTTACCCCAAACGCCGCCATCGCGGGCCTCCAGGTGTATGTCGCCGCCCGCCGTGCCGGCAACGGCGATCAACTCGCGGCAAGGCTCTGTGCCGTGGTACACGGCGGGGTCTCCGTAGTCAGAGGTGCCGTTGATCGCACGCAGCAGGGTGGCGGCTGATACCGCCGCTGACCCGATCAGCAGATCCCCGGCTTGTGCTGGCACGGCCCTGTAGGTGTAGAGGCGCGTGATCGTGGGCGGCGCGACAGATGTGTCGGACAGGTCAGGGTAGGTGATGGTGACCGTCTCGCCCTCCAGCGGGGCGCCGGTGAAAGACAGTTGGCGCTCTGCTCGCACGCCGTTTTGGGCCACGGTAGCCACTACCAGCGTGGCAGCCGCACCTGGAGTCTCACGGAGACTGCATCGGTATCCTGTGCCGTTGGGCTGTGGACCGGAGCCACCTCCGTGGTTGAGGTTGGCTGTGTCGTAGGCTGCCAGCGACACAGCTCCCGCATCCAGGTTTGCCGAGTCCAGGCGCCGCAGCAGGTACACCAGGGTGTACTGGCTCTCACACTCAATGCTCCTGGTGCCGTCTAGCGCCAGGATGGGCACCCCCCGGATGACAGAGGGCACTAGAGGTTGCCCCGGCGGATCTGCCTATGGATGGCTGCTACGGAGAGGCCGAGAGCGATCAGGGCTATCGTTAGTGTCATTGGCGGATTGGGGTGGGGTGGCCGTGGCCGTGTACCTGGCCTGCAACAGGTCAGCAATAGAGCACCGCCGACCGGCCGCGTCAAGTAGTACCATGTGGGGGTCTGGGGCGCTGGCGCCGCTGTCTGCTGGTGCCAACACGCCCAGCGCCTCAGCTAGGCGTAGGGTGGTAGCCTCGGGGTAACGCCGCACGATCACCGGGATGGGCTGCCCAGATGCGTCGAGCGCCAGGCGCTCAACATACTGCGGCCCCGGGGCCCTGGACCCACCAGCCATGATGGGCTGCCCGTCAGCGTCTCGGGCTGGATCCATGATGGGCTGGCCGTCCGAGTGCCTGGCGACCTCGTAGGTAATGCGGCCTCGATAGGTCAGCGTTTCGGCCACGCCGTCGAGGGCCACGGCCAGCACCCTGGCCGATACCCTGGCGGCCAGCCCCGAGCGGTAGTTGTGCCAGGCGTCTGCCACCTGGGCGGCCCACGCACCGTCTCGACTAAGCCTGTATCTCACCTGTGCGGGCGTGAGGCCAGCAGCCTCGGCCGCACGGGACCGATCCCCGTGAGCCTCCAGCGAGGTGCAGTAGATGGCGGCGACCGACTCGGGCGGGGAGGCAGCAGGGAGGGCGGGGGCAGGCATCACACCATACTAGCACGCCCTTTATTGATAATGGATTCTCAATAGCATCTTCACCCGCCGTTTGGCCACTACTGATAATGGGTTCTCAATAGCAACCCCAATATTTCCAAGACTCTATGCCAAACCCCTGTTTTTTGTGCCATCCTCCTATGGTCGCAACTACGACCACAACTGTGGTCACAACACCAACTATGAAAAACAAAATCAAGATCATGAATACCGAAACCCAGAACCCCTTGGCGAGCACACGGTACAGGGTGCTGGCCGTGCCATCCCTCTGGCCGAGGCCCTGCGCGGCGATGTTCCCCTCCCTCGACGGCTTCGCGGTCGTAGAGACGCTGGACGGCAGAGAGAGGGTGGTGGCCGAGGTGCCGACCCGCGCTCTGGCCTACGCGATCCAGGCTGGCCTTGAGGCGTTGATGTCCGAGTACGCGGCTGACCGGGCCAGCCTGTTGGCTCATCCCACCGACGAGTCTGTTTATCGCTTTATCGAGCGGCTTCCTGCGGGGTATAGCTCTCAGGAACATATACCCGAGGACGAGGAAGCCATCCGGCTCTGGAACGAGCGTGGGGCCAGGCAGCGCCGCGCCCGCTAACCGACGAAGCTGAGTGACGGGGGGCCGAAGCCCCCCGGTAAAGCTGGCAGCCAGATCGGCCACAACTCCGATGGCACCAACTCCGATGGCACCAACACCAACACCAACCAATAGGAGACAGAACCATGAACATCAAGAAAACAACAGGCCACTCAACTAGAGAATGGCAGGCCGCAATCCTGGCGCTGACCTGGCAACGCCACTCTCACCCCTCGGAAAGTGCCGTGCGGATGGCCTACGGCGATGACATATACAACACCTCGCCTGAGTACGCTGCTGAAAAGGAGAAGCGATGGGCGAGGTGCCCGCTGACATTCTGGGCGGGGCTAGACACAGACAACCGCGACCGCTTCGTCACGAAGCTCCAGGCGAGATACTACGACGATGCCGACGAGGAGGTACAGGCATGAGCCAGGTGCAAACACGATACTGCGGCCTGCTGGTAGACGGCGATGTCGAGTACGACCCCGGCCAGCCCTACCCCAGCTACGGCTGCGGCGGGAGTCCTCCGAGTTGGGAAGTAGGCGTCACCGAGATAGACATAGATGACGCCGACGAGTTTTTGGGCACGGGCATCATCTATGACATGGGCGGACACCGCGGCTGGTCTGATGGGGTGATTTCGATGGTAGAGGCCCTGATTCGCATCACCGAATCCATGCCCGCCATCGTGCGCCGCTATGTTGCCGCCGCCTGGGAGAGCGAGCTTGAGGGAGCCCTGCTCGACAGGTGTGGGGCGTGATCCTCGTTGAGGTCGCCTGCTACTTTTTTTGCCTCGGGTGGCTGGCTGTGGCCTGCCGCCCCAAACCCCAGAAACCCGAAACCAAGAGTGACCGCCATGAATAGACCCGAGCTTTCCGTGCCCGCAACTTGCCCTAAATGTCTACGCAGCCACCTGGCCCCCGTCCCTGCCGCGATGGTTGACGCGCTCTCCGGCACACCTGGCCGTTTTTCCGAGGCCCTGGGCTTGGCCGAGAGGTTGGAGGCCGCCGTGCAGCACCTGGAACAGCAGCACCTGGAACACTTGGTTTTGGCCGAGAGGTTGGAGGCCGCCGTGCAGCACCTGGAACACTTGGTTGTGGACAAGACTCCCTTCGGGGCGGCGGAGCAACTTTGAGCGGCCAGGTAGCCGGTGAGGGTGCGCCGGTGCCCGGTGGAACATTGCTAGACGCATATCTAGCCCTGCACGGCCTTGTCGGCACGCTCGTATTGGTCGCCTGGCCCCGGCGCCCCGGAGTACGCATCTGGATGGAGGTTCTGGAGGCCGATCAGAGGTTTGGCAAATGGCAACTTCGGGTCAGCGTGCCGGGCGCCCTCCCTGGGGGCGACTCGCTGTGGGTGCGGTCGTGGGAAGCCGCCGCCCCCTCGGGTTTTTCCTCGGCCCATTGTGAGGCAGGAGGAGGTTGACTAGGGTTGGCCCCCCATGAGCGAGGGCCCCCAAAACGAAAGAAGGTTTGACCCTGCCCGGGTGGACTCGCGGGTGTCCGCTCTTGAGGCCGGGCTCGAAACCCTTACGCGGCACATGGAGGGCTTGACCGTAGCCCTGGGCGAGACATCCACCGAGGCGCGGCGCTCCAGCCAACAACTACACGCAGACCTTCGGGACTCGCATGACCGCCTCGCCCGAGACATCGCGGCCCAGTCGCGGACCAATTATCCGTTGGTTGCGGCAATTTTAGGTGGGCTGGGGCTCGCCGTTACCGTGTTAGTTGGGTTTGTGGCCCTATCCATGGGGGCGCTCCAGCATGAGCTAGACCGACTTGATGCCGAGGCAACGGAGGCCCGGGGCCAGGCGGCAAAATCATTGGCCTTGCACGCCGCCACCCAGGCCCGTATCATATCTCTGGAGCGACAGGCATTTGGTCTTTGACCCGGAAAACATGAAACGAGCAACACAGTTTTTGGTTTTTGGCGCCCTAGCGGCGGCGGTTGGGTGCGTGGCCCCCCTTTCTGGGCCAGACACCGCACAGGCGCGGCTGGCGGAGGGGATTCATCGCGGAGGCGATTATGTTGCCAGCAACCCAGCGCCCAACCCGAGCAACCCCCTCGAATTGTTGTTGTGGGGTGCCGGTGCCCTAACGGCTGTGGCCGGTACAGCCAAAGGCTCCGCTGTCATGGCCGCCCGAAAAGTAAACGCCAGCCGCGACGAGGCTAGGAAGGTTCGCGGGGAGGCGGTCTAACGCCTCTCTGCCTGGCGCCCAGGCCCCTCTCTCCCTGGGCGCCTCCCTTTTTCCGATCGGCAATTGGCTGCCGTAACCCTCTGCCAGAGCGGGCACTTAGCGATTGCCGGCCGGAGGTCCTATTCACCCCCGACATCGCATTCGCCCTGGGCGCAGCGATGCTTAGGGAACGCCGTTGTCCCAGCGCAGGCCACGATCGCCCTTCCGGGAAGCACCTGAGTCGGTACGGCTGGTGCCCCACCGTCCAAGAGGTGCGTTCTGAAGGACCTGCCCGACGGTGATTATGACGCAACCCCTCTTGGCGATGACCACAGAGAGGGTTGTGTCATATAATCCAAAGATTTCCAAGATAGACCCCCCCACGGTCCCTCCTCGTCATCCCTAATAGACTCCCCACGGTTTACCGCTGGCTTGTGATTTCACGGATGGTGATAGGGTAGAGGTCTTCTACCTGTTTTTTCGAGCGAATGTATGCTGGCGTCCGCATCCCTTTGGCGTCCCAAAACTCGGCCTCCCCGCTGCGAAAAAAGACCAGGAAGTCGGCTACATATTTGGTGTTGCCAGGGAGGTCGATGCGCGTCTGGCGCAGAAAAAACAACACATCGCCCCCGTCTCTACACCTCACTACCAGGTCATCGTAGACGGTCGCCTCCAAAATCGAATCGAAGACAATCGCGCCCCGGGTGCGCCTAGCCTTTGGGCCCACCCCATACTTGTTGCTCTGGTTGCTCTGGAATCGGTGCCTCATGGGGGTGGTGGGAGTGGTGGGGGTGGTCGAAAAAACAGCACCAGGCTAGGCGTGCCTCCTCGGGAGAGCGGCCCCAGCCCCGCAGCGGGTCGGCAGAGTGCGCCCAGGCCGCCCGGAAGATCACGGCCCGGTCAAACGCCATGCTCACTACCATATCTCGGCGCCAAAGGAGTGGGTCCGTGTATCCATCCTCGGAAACCGGCCCGCCGCCTAGCGGCGACCAAAAGGCTGTTCCGCCCCTCTCCAGACCAGGCGGAGCCAAATAGTACACACAGGTCCACGCGGCAATGCCCTGGTCTGTATGTACCCGAAACGCACTACCCTGGCCTGTAGAGATGTCCTCACCGGCCAGGCGAAAAAAAGATGTGATGGGTGTCACGGCTGCGGCCCTTACGCCCGCGATGGCGAGCGAAAGCGTGGCCTCAATCTCGGTGCCTGTCGTGTCGGACACACCGCTGTACACCTTGCCTTCGTGTACGGTATCCTGGTAGACGCAACCCAAGGCGTGCCCCCGGAGAGCTTCGGAGCTGGCCGCACCCAAAAACCCGTCGTGGATGCCCAGGGCCGCCCCAAAATGCCTAACGGACTTCCTGCAACTCAACGCTGTAACATCTCCTCAAGGCCGCAATTTCGCGGGCACTCTCCTCGCCCTCGCCCCAAGGGGCCATCTCCGGGTCCTCCAGGGCGGCAGCCTCATACTCGCCCCCGCAGAGACCTCGACACCGCCCTGGGTTGGCCGGAGCCAGACGGTCACGGGCGATCAGATGGCGACAACGCTGACATCGCCAAACGGCATAGGGCCTCATCGGAGCACGCGACTCAAAATCTGCTGCCACCCAGGCCAAGCAAAATCCTCTGCCGCCGGGCGGCCAGCCTCGTCCCAGGCACGACACAGGCCATGAACATCCATTCCCTCGCGGTGGGCCTCTGTGAGGGCCCTCAGCGGGAGCCAGCCCTTGCCCGCATACCTTTTCTCAAGCCGGGATTGCTCGGCTCTGGCAACCTCCCAGGCGGCTTCTCGGGCCTCCTGACGCAACACCTCGGGAGACACGGCTGAAAGGTCGGCGCTGGACCCGTCTTGAAGCATGGACATGAGGAGACCAGCGGGGGAGGCTGCCCTGTGCTGACACACCTTGACCACGCCCTGAACCCACTCCCTCCAAGGGCGCTCCAAGGCGTCCTGGCGGGTGGCCTCTGCCCAAGCGTGACCGAAAGCTCGGGCAGGGCCAGACCCGCCCAACTCGATGTCAGCAACCGCAACAGCAAACCAGGCCCATGCGGTTGACTTGGTAAATGCGCCTTCTTTCGTTTTCGTTTCATTCATGGGTTTCTCTCTTGCAAGGATGACTCCTCCTCCTCCTCCCACAAACAACAGCGATTGAGGGAGGAGGAGGTGTTAAGTACATCTACATCTATATCTATATGGTAAGACTTTTGGGGACGGCCTGGGACGGCCTGGGACGGCCTGGGACGGCCTGGGACGGCCTGGGACGGTATGGGGACAGGTTAGTC